ATTTACAGTTGCATCACTTCCGATTTTTTTGGATGTATAATCGGTAGAAATTCCGGTAACAACAAGTTTTTCTCCTGCTGAAGTTGTAATTTCGGTAGAAGAAAATCCATAATAAACATATGGTGTTATTGTAATAGTACCTGCTGTAGAATCAGTACTTACAACCCTACCAAAATAGCTTGTACTTGGCACTGTTTCGGTAATAAGCTCACCTACACTAACAATGGATGCAGCTGCTGGTGGATCAATTTTAAGTATCTGATTATATCTGTCAAAATTAATCATTGTTGGATCTTTTGCCAGAGCAAAAACATCATTTACATATCCAGTGCCAGGATCAAGATTTGAGAATGAATTGATACTACCAACTTGAAATGGTGTAAGATCAAAGGCATCTGATATTACGGTTGTTAGACTAACTGGACTTGCGGTCCCACTAAAAGGAGCATTAGCTTCCCAATCTGCTATGTTAAGTACAGTAGCAAGGTGTGGGGAAATTGTGTCTGTAATTAATTGTACTGTTTCTATAAAATTGAGCGAGGAAACCTTAACGTCAGTTGATAACCCAGTATTAGCAAACATATCTCCAGGAGAGGTATCGTTCCGGTCTGGTATGCTGGTAACTTCAGAAAAGCTGGTTCCCAAATTTTCAATTCTAGGGCTTCCAGGTCGGTCTATTGCAAAATGGTTTCTACCAAATATAAACTCATCGGAACCGTCCATTAAGATACCTACGGAGCCGTCATTTTGGCCAACTACCTTTCCAGTATTCCCTAAGGTATCTGATATTGTCTCGCCTATAATAAAAACTCGTTCAGAGTTTTCGAGTATTATAGATTGATTTGAAACCTCAAGTACGGTATTTTCAACTGTATAGCCCCAACCGCCATCAGTCACATTATAAGAAACTTCTCCAGTCGGGTTATCCGAAACTGCGGTTACAAGTGCCCGTCCTGACGTTCCCGTACCAGACACGACATCAAAAATATCTCCCTTTTTATTGCCTGTTCGGCCTCCGGTCTCATTTATATTGAAACCACTCAATGAACCTGATATACGACCAAAATTAACTATATTTGAGCCAATTTTTGCTGTAACATCATCGTATCTAATAAACTTACCTCTAACGGAATCAATATAAAGTATAGCAACTTTAACCCCATTAATTATCATAAGATTTACATTGCTAACAGCAGCTCTTGCTCCGCTCAATGAGCCTTTTATATTTCTGCCTGGCAAGTCAACATAGGAAAATGTATTTCCATCAATATCCGTAAATACATTATTATTGTATTCCATTTGAAGGAACGTACCGGTTTGCCAAGTTGAGGAGGAAGGTTTTAGTATCTGCTGTGCAGGATAATATATTTCTACATCTTCTTGAAAGAACAATCTAAAAAATAAAATGATACCTTCGGGAGTACCTTTTCTTCTATAAAGGTCTAAAATATTCTTTACTAGAAATTTTACATTTGACTCATCAAGCGGTAAATCTTTTAAATATTTGTTTTTATAAAAAATTAGCATACTATTGAGTGTAGTACTTATATCTTTATATTCAAATAATCTACGGTTATTATAATGGCTTTGATTTGGAGAATCTTCTAGGAATCTATAATATTCTTCTACTAAAGTTACAAGCTCAGAACCGTATTCCCGATAAACTGCGGGGAATTGTTTTTCTATGAAAAACGCAATTTTCTTTTGGATGTCCATTGCTTGTAATGCCTTACTTTATACGGTTGTAATCACAATACCACCTGCGGTGGCCACGGATTGCGAGGAAGCAGTCTTGTTTAATTCTTCTTCTGCAAATATTTCAACATGTACATCCTCATCTCTGATTAAGAAAATTCTACCAGTAGGTGCTGTAATGTCTCTGCGAACAGTATTTACCTCAATTTTAATTGCTGATCCAGTAAATGATTCGACAGCAAACTTGGTAAGTTTTACCTCACCTGTCGTATAACTAACAGTACCAACTTTAGGATTCAAAACCTGTGGGTCACTTGGACTGTCAGAAATAACCATGATATTTCCCAAGCCATCGTCTTGTATATAAACCGGCACACTACCGGTAATATTGAAAACACTAGATTTTACGGCAGGTTTGTAATCTGTAAATCCCGTATCTTGTGTGTATGGATATGGTTTTACTAATTCTGATTGAAATCTAAACACGACGGTAGATGCAATACCAAGATCAGGCGACCAATCTATAAGAGGCACAGCAGTAATATTAACACTTTGTATGCCGTTGTCTACTGCATCCACTTCTGTAGATAAACCTGACATTCTTAATTTTTTGCCAAAATCTGCTAAATTAGCTGCAGAATGAGCTTGTATTTTTGCTCTAACCAATTGTTCAAGATCACCCGGTGATAATGTAGTAAGTCTTTTACTGTAATAAATTTTTGCTGTAACACAAGCATATACGAATGATGTTTGAATAAAGATAGGTTCAATTGTTAGAGGAGTTTTGTCCCTGAGATACTCAACATATCTATTTGCCAAAGATGATGAAATCAATTCGTCACCATCTCTTAAATATACGGCCACCGCAACTTTTCCAAACTGTGGAGGATCTAATTCTTCTCCACCATAAGCAGCAACTGCATTAATTTCTGGAAATCTTTGTTTTAGCAATGTTTCATAATCTTTTGTTGTTACTGCTCTTTCTTGTATTTGCAAAGATTTGGGTGCATATGCTTTAATACTTTCTAACGATTCTCTTTCTTGCCCACCATTTGCTGCAACCAATGTTGTTACCGTAGCGGTAACGTTATCTATGAAATTTGTGGTAAATACGCTAGCACCATTTGCTTCAGTGCCTGAACATATACGATATCTTACTCTTACATCTTCAAATTCCGATGGTTGCTCACCATATACGTTTCCACCAAAGTAAATCGAATATCTGTTATCAAGATAAGGTTCAACATAAAATACTTTGTCAGTAGGGCCTACGCCAAAAATATCTTTTGCATACAAATAAACATTAGCATCATCCGTTGCCTCAGCATCAACAAACACTTCAAATGAATCCGTATCTGCATTTTCGTTTGTAATTGCTACTCTTAGTATACCGTCAGCATCAACAATAAATCCTTCTCGTTCAAAGCTTGTAAGATATTCTCCTTCAAACAATTCTATATTTGCTGCCTGGTATACACCAACACCGGTTTTTCTAGCAACGTATGTTTGTGCCGTAACAAAATTGAAATTTTCACCCTGGAATGTGCTATTAAAATCTGTGTATGCAGGAATTGAAACTGTTTGACCTTCAAGAATGCCATCATTATCCCTGATTGTTAGAGTAACAGTAGCCTTTGCAGATCGTCTAGACCTTGGAAGATAATTTAATTCCTTTGCATGTGATACAACCGAATTTCTAAGCAATGCGGAATCAAGAAACATTTCATTGATTGCCATATTTGTATAAAAATTGTTTTGGTAAGTATTATATGCAAGTACATCAAGAAGAACACTCATATTAGAGCCTTCAAAATTATAATCCACAAATTTATCTTGTTGGCGCAGATACGATTTTAATTGACTTTTAATGTTATCAAAATCTAATTCCGTTATAGGAGTCTGAGTAGCCATAACTTATCTCGTCCTTTCTAGTATCACATCAAGTGTGATAGGTTGTTCTACATTTCTTATGTAAAATTGTATGTTTGCTGATACGTTATTTGAGTCCATATCCGCCGCAACAGTAACATCAATTAGTTCTGCTCTTGGCTCATACAGTTTAACACAATCCGTGACCCTTTCCTTAATAAGTGTAAGAACAGCAGGAGTTAAATTCTCGAATAGCATTTCTCTTACGCCGCCGCCAATGTTAGGCTGCATCAACCTTTCACCTGGGTCTGTTAATATTAAATTTACTAGTGCTTCTTTTACAGCATCCTCATCTTTTACAAGAGTAATATCACCGGAAACAGGACTTATTGCCAAGTCCTTGCGCAGGTCAGCATAAAGATTAATCTTTTTGGTCCTAGGTGTAAATACTGTTATAGGCATTTTATGATCCTGACGGTGCCGGTTCTATGTGAATGTGTGAACCGTATGAGAGTACTTCATAATTATATTTTTTTACCAAACTTCGAATTTTTTTAATATCATCGCTATTTAGGGTTTTTTTACTAATGTCTATAGCCCTACCAACACCGTGATAAGAATTATCGGCACCACCGACTTGTTTATTAGCTTGTTGACTTCTCCAGCCGCTATTAATCTGAAATGGTTTTCCAATTTCTTTTTGTATTCGCATTATATTAACAAGGAAGTTACAATGCATTCCCGTCCATGCTGCTTCTTTATCAATAAACGACTTTCCGTCATTTTGAAATGTAAATATAGATGACTTTCCAAGTCTTACTTCATCCCAGGTAGGAATGTTATTTATTTCTTTACAGGTAATTTCTGGCATATTTGCAGGTTTATTTCCTGTATTTGTAGGTAAAATTTCCCCATCTGGATTCGTCCATTTTGCCGCAAGTGCATTAGCGCTTATTTTTCTTTGTTCTTTTGAATATCTTTTTGCACCGCTCGCAACTGCTAATGCAGATGCCGCTGAACTAGCTCTATCTAGTCTATTTACTACTGTCTGGTATTTTAATGCAAAATTCTGTGAAGGTTTCTTTATTTCATTAATTAGGGCTTCAATGTTTGATATAAACGAACAGAATCTTAACACCAGATATTGAATTTCTGCCAACCCAGGTCTATCAAATAGGTTTACTGCATAGTCAAATAACTTTTCAACTCTTTTTATAAGACTTTTTAAATTTACGTCGTTTAAAAAAGCAAGTGCTTCTTGTTTAAGTTTATATGCTCGTTTTGCTACATTTTGATTTATAAAATTTGCAGCGCAATCAACATAATTAAGTAGGTTAAAGTTTTCAAGAGTTTGTTGGATTTTTTTCCAAGCCTTTTGAATAACACTAATAATCTTTTCTTCTATTTCCTTAATGAGTACTTTTGCCAATCCTTGTTCCGCAATATCCTTAAAGAATTTGCCGCTTTTAAGATTACCAACAAATGATAATGCCTTGGTAATAAATCCGTTTACAGCATTTACAAGATCAAAGAACGCATCAATAGCACCAAAAACTCCTTCTATTCGTTTGCAAAAACCACCCATAACACTGTTATAAAATGTGTTTTTATAATAACTATCTAATTGAAAAGCAACTGTTGCTGGATTAATTTGAGTTTGTGTTTGAAGATCTGAAATCGTATAATTAAATTCATTTAAAAAATCCACATATTCAATTATACCAAGCTCACCCCTTTGTAGTCTATCGGACAAATCGGGCCATGGACCTAAATCTATATTACGTGCATATGAATTAATATTATTTAATTGAATATAAAGTTCGGCACCATATTGAAGCTCTGCTTTTGCTACTGGATTGTTCTCAGCATCTACTAGATAGGTAGTAACAAATTCATCTCCCCAAGCATCTATTTGGTCAAACGTAAATGATCCATCATCCTTGACCTTCGGCAACGCACCAACAAGCGCACGGTTAGCCGTCGTTTGGTCTACTAAACATTGCCCATCTAACGATGAGCTGTATTCTATACAACTAGATGTCATAAAATCTCCTTACAAAATATTTATACATCGCCAATAAAAACATTCGGGATATTTGCAGCTATGTGAAGATCTACCGAATCGTCAAGCTCAACAATGCGGTTAACATAT